CCGATCCCAACCCAACGAGCCAACACCTGGGTGCTGACGGGGTAGGCATCCGAGATGGTCTTACCCTGAAGGACATCAACATCCGCCACCAGAAGGGGACCGACCGTCTCAGACTCATCCTGGAGCTCAAACTTGCCGTTGCTGTCGATGTCCAGGAACATTCCCGGATAGATCCCAGCCTCTGCCGCAACGGCCTCTTCCCTGGGGCAGAACTCGGCATTACGCAGGAAAATGGTTTTGTAGGCCATGTTTGTTCACCTCCTTACTTGCTGTTGTGGTTTTTCTGAAAGATCTCAGCCAAATCAGGGACCAGCAAAGGGTCCGGCTCCTTGTCCTTATTTCCATTGGCAGATGGGGTTGCGCGCATACCAAAGAATCCGGCAGATTCTTCGCCCTCCTTCAGCGGCTTCACGAAAGCAGCCAGAGCCTTGAGCTCAGAAGTGGGTTTGGCCTGGAGCTGCTCGTTGGTGAAAGTGTTGCGAGGATCTTTGGAGATGGACTCGATGATCTCTGTCCTCTGCATAGTGTTGAGCGCGATCCCCTCCAGGATGCTGTCCCGGACTTCCTTGGGCATCTGCTCCTGAGTTGCCAGCCATTCCTCAGCAGTAGCCGGTGGGACAGGTTTCTTATCGTCCTGGTTAGGCTGGAAGGAGTCCTTGGTCGCCTTATCCACGGTTTGCTGGAGATTGGTCTTGGGCTCCTCGGCGGGCTTCACGATGACATTGTCCGGAGGGATGAGCCGATCCAGCTGATCCTCCTCCAGTGCGTTCAGAAACCCACGACAGCCTTCCTCAAACTTGGTCCTCGGATCATCGATGATCTTCTGGACCATCTCCTCTTTTTTGTCCATCTTCTGTACTCCTTTCTCATTCGTCTTAACTGTTTCATAAGAGACCACCCTGACTACTTCTACTGGATCGTTGGAGAGGGTAGCCACTCCATTCTCCATTGTATACCCACGACGATAAAGCTTGGAGCTTCCGTCGGTTGAAAGGTACTCCTCATAAATGACCTGCTTCTTGCTCAGGTCGATTTCCACTATATAACACAGCTTGGATCTGGATGGTAGAGATGTTAGAGCCTTTACCAAAGCCTCTCTGAGCTGAGTGTCAGTTATGTTGGCAACCACACACTCATTGGCCCTCAGCCCACACCCGTCCTTCCAGCTGCAGGCTCCTTCTCCACCTGGGAGAAGTGCCAGGTGGTCTGGCCTAATGTTACGCATAACGTAGCTGTACTTGGTCCCATTAAATTCCCCAGGATTCTTCTCGACTTCCCCCCACAGGCCGGTGGACACTTCCAGTCGGTCCTTTGTGCCTCCAAGGTACTCAAGCACCTCCGGTCGGACTCGGCTTGTTTTCGGGATGTTAATCCAGACCTCTGATTTAAGAGTCTCCTCCTCAAATCTGGTATGGTAGAGCTGGCCAAGCTTGGTCCTTTCCGCCACAGATGGGCTGTTAGCCGAAATGAACTCACCCTGCTCGTCCTTGGGGTGATAGAGGGTGACAGGGCGACCATCCCAGGAGGAGACAAACTTACCGAGCTCCTCAGCTGGGTAGAAGATATCATTCATAACTCCTTCAACCGCCATCACCACTGGGGCAACCTTGTAAGCCGTGCCCTCTAGGACCTCCTCCCGAACGAGATCAGGATCGATGTTAGCCGCCAGGACCACCGCACCATTTGCCTTGGGCTTGGACTTGTCCTTCCAGGACTGGTAACAGACAGCAACAGCCTGGTCCTTGTCCTTGTACTCGTCCCCTATGGCACCCATACAACGACTGATGAAGTCCTTCTCCTTCTCACCCTTCTTGGGTTTTGGAATTGGCATGGTTATTTCTCCTTTGGCTCAAACTGAATGCCGTTGTCTCCCGAGTAAGGATCGGTGTGGAAGTTATTGCCATATGCAATCTCATTTGGAATCCCGTTAGGAAAAGCCAAGCAATAATAAATTTGCCCAGTTTCCTCAGCTTTTGGGTCCTCTAAAATTACTCCAAGAAAATTCTTGCACTCTCTTATTTCACACTTACAACGAATCCTCATCGGTCTAAAACTTTCTTAAAAAATTTCTCGACTTGGTCTGGTAACCTCTTTCTGTTACCAGTTCCATACTCCTCATTCACATAGATTGCAAATGATTCAGCGAAACCTTCCGAGTGGTTAGTGGCTGCATAGGGAGATATCAAAGTCGTTATTGGATTATTAGCAGTTTGTCTTCGCCTATCCTCTGTAACAATGCCGCCAAGAGAAGAAAAAATACTCTCCCACTCCTGCTTCATTTCTTTTGATATAAAATCGTGAAGAAAATGCCCAAACTCATGCCTTAGAATAGATATTCCATTATAAGGATCTCCTGCATCTCCTCTCCCAACGCTATAGGGACCAGGACCCTTGTGAAAATCCTTATATCTGGTGGAAAGGCTAATAGAACCTACAGAATACAAACCACTTGCATTAGAAACTAAGGCTGCTGGAAGTGTGTCTCCTGGATAAAAATCTAGACTCCTTGTTACATACCCGGAAACCTGTCTGTCTAAATTCTCAAGCACCACTCTCAACCCAGGATAACGATTAAATAAACCCACTAAATCTTCTCCACATCCGTTTACAGCTTTCTGAAATACCTCTTTATTCACTCGATGATTAGCAATTGAATGAAACCCAAACTCCTTAAATTTAGCCAAGCACCAGTCTTCACTAAACTTTTCAGGAGGATTCCAAGTTAGCTTTTTCAGCTCAGCCTTCTTCTCCAGCAGCTTCTTCTCCCGCTCATCCAGATCCTCAATAGCAGACTTGCAGACCTTCCTGGCAGCAGCAGTGGCCTTAGCAGGCATCCCCTGGACAGCCGGTATGTATGGCAACAAGGCACATCTGCAGTTCGGCTCGCCTATCAGTGCATAGGCTTCTTCCTTGGTGTATACCCCCATGTCCCTGTCTAGGTGCTTCTCTCGGACCCTGCTATCGTGGGTAGCTTTCCACTGTACCAGCACCACCTCTCCGGTGGTCTTCTCAGCGGAATAGTACTCATTCAGTGCAGCCTGGGCGTGGACATTGATGACCTCGGTCCTGGCTATGAGTCTGCCCCTGGTAGCGCCAATGGCCTCAATCCTGTCCCCGATCCTCTCCCCGATGTCCCTAGGATTCAGACCCTCCATGATCCCCTTGGCCAGCTCCCTACTGATCTGCTGATCCATCGCTGCAGTGACGCCCTTGAGCTCATCGAACACCCTGGTGTAGGCCAAAGCCAGTCTATCGGCATGAAAGGGCTGATGTAGTAGTGCTGAGATTGCCGCACCGGTAGACTTGAAGGAAGGAGGAAGGGGAACCTTCAAACCCATACCAGCCGCAATCTCAGCACTCCGGGAAGCTATGTTCGTCCGGGCATATTCCAGGCCACGCTGGTAGGCCGAGCGAACATATAGGTTAGACCAAGGCTCGCCCTCAGGCCGTAGGGTGCCCGGTCGTTGGATGATCTCCAGTAGACTTCTGGATTCCATCTCCTTCAGCCACGCCATGAACGCCTCAACCTTCTGCTGACTGTACCGATAAGCAAACTTCCTGGGCTCTGGGACAGGCAGATCTTCCTGAACCTGTAGGAAGTGCTCCTGCTCCTTTAAGCCAAACACATCCTGCTCGACTATGGCCTTCAGCACCACTGACTTCAGAGCCTTGATCCGTCTGTTCCAGTCCGCAACCCACTTATTCCTAAGAGTCAGGGTGCGGGTTGGATCTGAGGCGACCGAGTTCAGCAGTAAGGCTCTGTAATCAGTCATTTGCTTTCCCAGAGGGCCGCTTCCAGCTCTCGTCTTCTCACCAGGCCACCCAATTTAATCTTGGCCTTGGTCTTTCGGTCTCGTCCAAACACCCACCTCCTGAGTTGATCGGGAACAGCGCTATAATCTCCCTGGTTCAGAAGCTTGAGCAGGGTGCTGGAGATGAAGTTCAAAGCACCTACATTGAATGCGAAGGACACCAGAGCCGAGAACTGGTTCTCATTAAGAGGGACCTGAACATGGTCCTCAACTATCTTGGAAAAATAGGCCAGATCCTCCTCCAGCCCTTCCTGGGCTTCGGCCTCAGTGCAGACCATCCCAAGATAGATGTCCCTGGTGTGGCCCCAGCCTATGGTCGGGACTCCTGATGGACACAGGTAAGATCGGGAACGGAAGCCCTCGCACTTCTTGATTAGGTCTATCCCACGGGGACTAATCTTCATTTAGCTCTTCCTCAAACCCCTGGGACACGATGAGAACCTCCTCGCACCTGCTGGCTAACTCCTTCAGGTTGCTGTACAGCCCCAGGAGCACTTTGTCTTCAGGCTCTGGGATATCCCTGAAATCTATCCCATCTGACCATCCATCCCGACAAAGGGACTTGGATGCTGGATTTCCGTTATCCATAAGGTAGTCGCACAGGGACTTCCAGCCCGTATTTGTTCCCAAATCTCCTACGTATCCGTTTGAATCATAGGCATAGTAGGACATCAGTCACTCCTCCTTGAGCTTTCGCTTGAGAGCATTGCCATACGAGTTTATCGTTCCCAGCCTCTCCATGCTTCCCAAGCGAAAGCTCCCGACTCCCTTGGAATAATACACCACATCGCTCCGGTTGTCAAACACCACTGTGTGCATCTTCAGCTTATTCTTAGAGGCGAAATCTATCTTCCTCTCTCGGCACTCCTTGCGCATGGTGATCTTGTCATGCTTTCCGACCAGGATGGTCTTGACCTCAAAAGCATGAGCCGTAGTCATTACATCAAAAGGCTCGTTGTCTGGGAGGTGCTTGGCCTTGATGCGCTTGGCCAGGTCCCTCTCGTTCTTGATTGCGGCACGTTGCATCTCCCTGGTAGCAGTAACGTGAGAAGCTTTTGCCCGCTTGGCTTTTTCCGAAAGGCCTGCTCCCTTTTCCCTGAACTTCCCAGCCTTTCCCCTGGGGTGTTCAACCTCTGAGAACGGTTTTCCTGCCTTACCTACAGCAGATTTCTTCCCTGTTTTCTTGTGGACGAAAGGACCTAACTCACCCTCTGTTCTTCCTTCCCCATCGACGGCTGCAGCTGCCTCCTTCATCCCCTCGTACTCAAGCTCCCACAGTTCCTCGCGCATCCCCCGAATCTTATCAACAACCTCCGGATCTAGCATCAGGATGGTCTCAAGGAATACATCTGGGGGCAGTATTTCCTGGGCGGTGGAGGCTGAGGCATAGCTGGCCAGCGCCGAGGATAGATTTGTCGCTATCTTTGACTGGGCTTCCTCTCCTATAGACTGATTGGCAGTCCAGACAACATCATACCCGCCAGCAGGCTTAGGAAGGATACCCAGATCTATCCAGATATCGATCAGCTTTCTCAGGACCATGGGCTCTGCCCAGTTCATCTGGCGTTCCTCGACCCTACTGTTCCAAGCAGTCTCATCCTGGGTGCTGGCCAGCTCTCCTCTCTCGCTACCGACCAAGATTCTTTTCGGAATGCCGGTAGTTCCTGCGATGAGCTCCAACAGCATCTCCTTGATGGACGATGGGTCTCCCAGCTGGGGGGCAAGCATCGTTGCGGTCATCCCCTGGGTAGACAGCCACCTCTTGTAGCCGTGTATGAATGACTCTATCTTGTCCTGGGTGTCATCGTCATCCAGCGAGTCTATGGTAGCTTCCTTATCGGCATTCAGCATCAGCAGAGGCGGACTTTGCTGGAAGAAGGACTCAGCTGAGGAGCCGTGGACTTTCTCCAGATCCAGGAGATAGTTCAACACCGGTTCCAGACAAGGAGTACCTTCTGAGTCACAATCAAACTGGTCCTCTGCTACGTGCAAGGTTCTGGTGTGATGGACCAGAACAGACCGAGTGGCTGGTCTTGCCGATGAACTCCCAGAAGAAGCTACCTCGAAAGTTATCTGGTATATCTTTGGGAGTCCATACCTCGGGGAGGAGTAGTCATCTTCCCAGGAATTCACCTGGATCTTGTTCTGGCCGTAAGCCTGGAGGTACAGTATCGGGGGAGTCTTACCTGAGAGAACACCGACAGGCTCCGCCAGGTCTTCCTGCCGTTTGGCATCGCTGTAGCCCATGAAAAGCAGCGAGAAGGTCCCAAGTCGGGCCAATCTATCTGCCCGCTCCAGGTAATGGAACAGGTTCAAAGCCCCAACCAGAGTCTTCCACGCCTCTTCAAATGGAGACAGACCTTTTGGATCACCAGCTTTGTCAATCTCGGAGACAACGGGGGCAGAGTGCCATGTTGCCTGAGGATAAGCAACCACAATCCTTCGGGCAATTCCTCCACGCTTGTACAA